ACCCCCGTTCTGGGGTATTGCGTTCTCGCCCGAAGTGTGCATGGCAGACAGGTCGGTTGACCCCCGTTTTGGGGTATTGACATTCTCGGATCGGGCGCGGCGAACCCCTCCCCCACTGGAAGGTTCCAGGGAGTTACCTGGGAGCCGGCTGGGCACCACCTGGGCAAACGCTGAGCACGAAAATCCCGGATTTTCGGGTCTGTGACCAAAACTTTTCAAAACGAAAATCATTTCCGAAACCGAAAAAGACTGTGCGCCGTGTCTCCCGAACACGGCGCACAATCTGTCGAAAAACCGACCCCCACGGTCGAAAACGCTATCGCGCCATTTCCCCATCCGGGGTGAGCGTGAACAGTTCGAGATCCGGTTCCGGGGTTGGCTTCTGTGGCACCCGATGATCCTTCTGACGGGGGCAGACGCAGAGGAACGAATCGAAGAACATGCCCTTTTGCGTCCACGCCATGTGCCGCTTGTAGCTCACGGCCGTTCCCCACGGATCAGCCGGCGCAACCGTTCCGCCCGGCTCGAATACGCGAACGCCACATACAGGCCACCGAGCGCCACCCACGACCCGACCATGATCAGCACCCCGACGACGGTCACGCGCGGACCACGATATGCGTGTTGAAATGCTCGACGATCTGACTCGAGACGACCACCCAGTTCTCGTTCTGGACCGCCCGCCACCCGCACGTGCATGCGGCCTCGTATCCTTCGTCCCCCATCACGGTCACGACCGCGTACTGCTGTCCGCCGAGCTGGATCTCGATCGTCTCCGCCATTACGGAAGGATCTCGGCCTCGGCGTAGGCGCGGAGCCAGAGTGCCGCCTCGTCTATCTTCGTCTGGACGAGGGACCGTTCACGGGACGGCTTCAGCTTCTCGATCTCGAGTCGAAGTTCGGTCAAGAGCTGGTTGATTCGCGGGTCCATACGGGTCAGCCTACGCTCGCCCAGAGCACCGCTCGATAGTGCGCTTCGACCCCATCCGTATGCGGCCCGGGGATCCCGTCATGCAGCAACGGCGGCGACGCATACAGCCGATCGTGGATACCGGCGGCTTGCACCTCCCACGTGTAATGCTGCGGCCGGGAACGGTCCACGATCCCGTCCTGCTCCGTCGTGGACGTCTCCCCGAGGTGCCGGCCGTTCAGATAGTGGGCGACGATCCGCCGCCAATCCGCCGCCGACGGTCCACCGGTCGCGGTCCGGCCGTCATGCCGGAAATGGTTCGGATCCTCAGCCCCGAACTCACGGACGAACCCGCAATGGTTCGCGAGCGCGAGATCCAGCTTCGACGGGGACGCCGAACCGTTGAACACGAGATCGACCCGATCACCGTATCCGTGACTCGAGGACCCGGGGGTCGCGACACGGATGATCGAATTCGGGTTCAGGTCCGCGAGCTGCGCGTCATGCACGTTCCCGCGGGAGCCGTCGTAGAAGATCTTCTGGCAGGCGATATCCCGATATCCGCTCCCGAGCCCCGACGCCGGCCGGACCGCGATCCCTTGGATCTCCGCGAGCAGCGCGAGGGACTTCAGTGCCCCGTAGGTGGCGGAGAGCAGCGGGGTCCCACCCGACCAGGTTTTCAGGAGCGTGGTCGGCACTTTCCCGTTCGGGTAGCTCAATGCTGGTCCGTCCCGTCAGTCGCGGACGGCAGCGAGCCGAGGAATTTGGAGGCGGACGCATACTTCGCGTTCGGGTCGGCGAGGATCTGCGTCACCGACGCCATGCCGGGGTTGATCGCGACGGTCGGTTCCGCGGCCGGCGCCGGCTCGACGGCCGGTTCGGGGTCGGCGACGGGTCCCGGGTTCGGGTCGGGGGCGACCGCGACCGGCACCGGATGCGGTTGGGGGAGGAACGCTTGCGGGATCCGGATCGAACCGGTCGCGGTCGAGACTTCGGTGGAACCGTTCGTGTTCTGCTGCACGGTCGTCACCGACCCGAGCGAGTGGGCCGCGTAGGCGCCGAGCCAGCCGATGACGGCGGGGACGACTTCGGCGACGTTCGGTGGGAGGGTGATCCCGTAGGCGGCGAGCGTCTGAAGGACCGCGTAGGCGAGCCCGCCGGACATGGCACCGGCGACGAGCTTCCGTTCGATATCGGTGAGGGACCGCTTCACGAGCGTCCGCGTGACTTGCACGAATTGGTGGTTGTCCATGCTGCTACTCCTCGAGTCGTGGGATCTCGGATGTGGCCTGCCGGCGTCGGCCGGGACCTCGAACCCACCCTGCCAGGTCGCTCACTTCTTGGCGTGTCGCCTCGCCGGTTGTCTTCGCCACGTCCGCGGCGTGCTGCGCGAGGTGTGCGGCGGCCCGGGCCGTCTCCGCGACCGGCACCTCGACGAGCACTCCCGACCCCCAGTCTTCGGTGACCGTGTTCGCGCGGGCCGCTTTCGTGTCCCGCCGGATGAGCCGCGCGTAGAGGGTGATCGCGAGCCCGAACACGGGCACGAGCCCTGACCCGATCGCGATCGCGATCGTGCGGAGCACCTCGAGCTGGTGGGTGCTCCACGAGTCGAACGGGGCGAGCAGCACCCGGAGGAGATCGGCGACCCAGATCACAGGGGTTGCTTTTTGAAGAGTTCCACGAACCGGTTGAACGTGTGCGGGGAGTCGAACGTCATCCGGTGCGCCCGGTAAGCGGCGAGGAGCCGCTCGATGAGGGGCTCGTTCCGGAAGACGAGGTGCCGGTCGTCGGTCGCGTGTTCGGGGAGGAGCGTGAACGAGCGTTGCCCGGACGGGAGCTTCGAGTAGGCGTAGAACTCGCGGGCCGCCACATCCTCCCAGAGGCTCATCCAGCCGTTCTTCGTCTCGAGGTTGAACATGTGTTTCGCGTTCGGGTTCTTCGGCCGCACGAGATCGAGGTTGTTGTCGCCGAACTCGTTCAGCACCGCGTACTTCGCATATTCGGTGCCGGAAATGAACTTCCCGAATCGTGTCTGTTGGACGGAGAGCGTGAAATCGGATGCGTTCGGGAAATGGACGACGATGAACCCGTCGTGCAGCACCAAGAATTCTTTGTCCTCCGTCGTCGGGAGGATATCGTATTCGAGGAAATACGGATTGTCGATCGAGACCGCGTTCGCGAGGAACAGGACCGTCGTCTTGTCCTGATACCGGTCCACGGTCGAATAGAAGTTGTTGAACACGGTCGCCTCGTTCGGCAGATACCGGACGACGCCTTTCTCGATGATGAACTCATCGAATATGATCAACGTCACTCGAGGGAACGCGACACTCTTGAGCTGCTGCGACTTCGAGAGGATCGCCGCATACCCGATGATCGTCCAGTCCCGCTTCTTCGCATCCCGCGTCGATGCCGGCGCCATTTGGAACGTGTTCCCGAACACGCGGAAATCCCATTCCGGAAACTTGTACGCGATATCATCGAAGAAGGTGTCCCGAGACTTCTTCATTTCGTCTTCGTATCGCCGGAGGTAGATGAACTGGTCGGGTCCCCCGTCGCGAGCACGCGTCTTGATCGCGCGTTTGATCGCCTTCTCTTTCGCCCCGAACGTCTTCCCGAGCCCGCGAGCACCGGCCAGGAAGTTGTATGCCGCGTTCCGAGACAGGAGCGGGCCGTAATCGTAGTACGGGTGCAGCTTCTTCTGGGGACCAGAGACGGCTTGTGCGACCGTATCGCGATCCTTCGCCGGCCTACCGGGGCGGGGCTGAAAGGTATGAATCGACGGTGCCGACAGTGCAGGTCCGGGTCGAGTAGGCATGATGCTGCGGGCTCCAGTTGTATTGCTCGAGCAGCACTGTACCGTCCGAGTTGACGGCTTGAACGTAGGCGACATGCCCGAGCGCCCCCACCTCGGTCGAGAACCATGCCACACACCCCGGCACCGGGGTCGCCAGGATCGGCCAGCCGTTCGACTGCCATGCCGGCTTCCAGCCGATCGCGTCCCCGTTGTTGGGGGTCAGGTTCGACCAGTCGTACTTCCACGGCGCCGCGACGACCCCCGCGTCACGGTTGAGCCGCCAGGCGACGAAATCGACGCATTCCCGGTAGTCGTAGCGGAGCGGCGAGAGCGTGTTGATCGCCGCGTTCGGCCACGGATAGTCGTCGGCGGGCGCCGCGACCGTCCCGACCGGGACGACTTCGGACGGAACCCCGGCGATTCGCCAGAGGGTCCCGTTCGTCGGGTAGGCGATCGCTTTCGTCCCGTCATCGAACCCGACGACGAGCTGGTCCCCGTAGACCCGGATCGTCGTCGGGATCGCCACTAGACCGCTGCGACCGTCGCGGCAGCGTGGGTCGTGTCGGTCCGGTTGTTGTTGATCACGCCCGTGTACCCGGTCGTGCCTTTATGGTTCACGGGCGTAGCGACGTTGTTCTCGATCAGGTTGTAGGACGCGTTATCGCCCCAACAGTTGTCGAAGATCGCTTGCACGAAGCCGGCGACCGTGTTGTTGCGGATCCGGTTCCGCTTCCCGGGGAAGGTCGCGTTCCGCCAGTACAGGTGAATACCGGCAGCGGACGCACCGACCGCGGTGGTGTCGGTGCCGGCGTCCGTGTAGATCTTGTTTCCTTCCACCTCACCATCCGAGACGCCCTGGTAGTCGATCCCGACATGCCCGGTGACGTGCATGGTGTTGTCGAGGATCCGGACACGGTTCGCGTCCCGGATGAGGACAGCGGCGACCGAATCGGTGAGCACCCGAATGTCGTTGTCTGCGATCAGCGAATCGGTGACGGAAGCTGCGGAACCGGACGCCGCATCGTTCGTCACACCGTTCGCGACCCCGGTGAAAATGTTGCCGCGGACCGTGATCCGCGTGTTCGCGCCTGGCGCGGTGGCGAAGAACTTGAAGCCCGGCCCGTTCCCGGCGGTCGTCTGGTCTGCGACGTTCCCGGAGAAGACACAGCGGGACGAAGCGTAGAAGACGGCATAGGCGCCGTTCTTCGCGTTCCGAACCGTGTTGCCGGTGACCGCCGAATCGAGGCACCCCTCGAAGTCGATACCGACGTCGGTACAGGTGTCCACATCGTTACCGGTGATCGTCACATACTGGCCGAGAGAGCCCCAGATCCCGCCGGTCACGTTCTTGATCCGGTTGTTCGCGATGACGAGGTGCGCGATCCCGATGATGGACGAGACAGACGAATCGCCGCCCCAGAACTGGATGCCGTGCAGGGCGGTATCGACACTGTTCCCCGTGACGGTCCCGGACGAGGACGTGTCGAGGTCGATGCCTTGCGCGTGAACGTTGTTGATCCGGTTCCCGATAACCTTGTACTTCGAGGACGTCGAGATGACCGCGATGCCGCGCCCGTCGTTGAGTGACGTGCCGGCGAGGTCGTGGATGTAGCAGTCGGCGACGACCGCCCCCGTCACGGACGCGACCACGACCCCGTTCCCGCCCGCCTTCGTGCCGCCCGCGATCTCGAGCCCGTGCAGCACCGAGTTGTTGCCGAGGTGGATCACGTCGTAGGCGGTCGCCGTCGTGCAGGTGAACACGGCGCCACGCGCATCCACGGTCGCGTCGTCGGGGATCGTGAACTGCCCCGAGATCGTGTAGGCGCCGGAGATCCGGCCGATCCGATGCCCGGACAGGCTCGCGAACCAGGTCGTCAACGCGGCCGTGTCGTCGGCGCCGGACGGTGCGGGTGCGACGACATAGCGGGCGTCCGCGTGCCCGTCGAGGAAGGTGACTGAGACCGACCCGGGAGTCTCGAGCGCGGCCGCGACCCGAGCGTCGGTGACCGCATAGCGGGGATCGAGGAACGCGAGCGACTGCGAGTTCGCGACCTGGAGCGCGTTGGAGACCGCCGCATCGTTCAACGCCGCGGACTCGCCCGACGTGATCTGGTTCAACGTCGTCGCGAGCTCGTCCGCGACCTGCTGCTGCTGCGTCGTCAACGCCGTGTTGATCGCGGCCGCTTGGGAGGACAGCGCCGTGTTCACGGCATCGTCGATCGCCGTGATGTTGTCCATCCACGACGTCTCGAGGTCCCCGAAGTTCGTGTTCAAGTACGGCACGAGCGTGTTGTAGAGCCACGCCCGGATCGACTCGAGCAGCGCCGTGTACGTCATCCCGGACCGGTACGTGAACGGTTGCACGTCTTGGGAGCCGCGGAAGATCGTCGCCGGAACGCTGACGGTGACGGGCGTGACCGTCGGGGGAGTGACGGGAGGGGTGGTCGTCATCGGGAGTATTCGCCTCTCTCGGGCAGGAATTCGACGTCGGTATCCCAGATCCCCAGAAACAGCTCGTCCAGCTCGTTCAAGATCATGAGGTCGATGTTCAGGATGTTAGACCGGTACTCGGCCAGGAGCCGGTTGGCGCTCCCTTGCCGGCCGGTCGTGCTGGACGATGCGGCGAGTTTCGAGTCCCCGGTGGTCGTGTTGTTCGACGTCGAATCGCTCGAGCCGAGGTTGGTCGAGTTGACGTCCACGATGTTGGTCGCGTACTGGCCGTCCGGGCGGAGCTGGCCCTGCGGGGGACTCGAGCTCGCTGTCCGGCTCTTCCCGGTCGAGGTCGAGGTCGCGTTCGCCGTGGAACCTTGCGTCACGTTCTCGGTCGTGTCGTCGTTCCGGACCGTGTGCAGGTCGTAGGTGGACAGCGGATCGTATTTGAGGGCGGACGAGTCGTAGAGCTGCACGTACAGCGGCATGATCTCGTTCAGCTTCCGGGTGAGCCGGAACCGGAACAGGGAGATCGTCTCGGCACCGATCTCCCGGTTCCAGTAGTGGGCGACGATCTTCCGGTTGAGGGCGGCCCGGTCCGTGTCGCTCCACGAGGCGGGGATCGGGTAGGCGCCGAGCCCCATCTGTGAACCGTCGCCCGGGTCGTTCTCGATCTCGAGCGCTTCCCAGAGGTAGAGCGTGAACGAAGCCATTAGTCGTTCCCTCCTGCGGACGGGATCGCGCCCGCCTTCGAGCCGGCCCCCATCGCTGCCGTGTCTTTCACGACGTCCTGCTGCGCGTCGAGCGCTTCCTGCGCCTGCTCGTCCTGGACGAGCTGCGTGTGATACCCGACTTCGACATCCAAGCCGAACCGGTCGTTCATCTGCTCCGCCGCGAGCTGCCGCGCCTGCAAGCCGGTCCAGCGGATGTTCTCGATCTCGTCGTTATTGCCGGACACCTCCGCGGCGACGAGCCGCTCCTTCTTGTCCTGGTTCGCCGTGTTGATCCCGAGCAGGTTGCACACCTTCGCCCACTGCCGGTCCCGGGCGATATCGAGGTTCACGATCATGTCCGGGTCGATCCCGAGATCGAGCGCCGTCCAGTCGCCGAGGAGTGACGCGACCGTATCGGTCACTTTCACGACCGGGTTCCCGGCGACGATCTGCCGGTTGATGTTATCGAACGTCAACTTCCGGTTCTCGGAGACGGGGATGATCTTCGTCCGCCGAGCGTTCAACGCATTGATCTCGATCGACGTGTCGAACTGTGCGAGCCGTGGCGCGTAGAGGTCGATGATATCGAGATCGTTCGTGCGGAGCAGGTTCCCCCAGATCGGTACGACGTCTTTCGCCGGCATCTGCTGGTTGAAGAACGCCGCCCCGTTGCCCCACACCTGATATTGGGTGTAGTTGCCTTGCAGATCGAGTGTCCCGTACCCGGAACCGGAGAGCGCCACATACTTGTTCGTGATCTCGTCGTCGTGGAAAAACACGGCGAGTCCTCGGGTGACGACGTTCAGCTCGAGCCACCGGCCCGACACCTCGTCCGGGAGGTTCCGCCACTCGTACCGGTTCATGGCGAGCTCGATCAGCACCCGGGAGAGCACCCTCGTCGCGAGCTGCTGCCGGTCGGACGGCGCCGAACGGCCGGCGAGGTGCGGCGCGTAGTAGGCGTCCCACACGTAATCGTTGCTCACTGCTGTCCGCTCATTAGTAGGAGATCCCCGCAACCGGCTCGTTGTCCGCCCAGTCGATCACGCCGATATCATCCGGGTCGCGCCACACGGTGACGCCTTTCTCGAAGATACCGCGGATCGTCTGCTTGAAACTCTCCGGCACGGGCGCGACCCCGAGATATGTCTCCGACAGCTTCCAATACGTGAACTTCGTCATCACCATGAGATCGGTGGGGAGGGTCACGTACTGGTGGACCGCGTACCCGTAGCGGAGCCAGAAGTCGCCGATCTGCCGAAGCACTTTCAGGTTCGGCATCTTCCAGCGCAGCGACCAGCCGAACGTCCCGTTGATCAGATTGAACGCATCTCCCCCGACCTGCCCGGAGGTGGACGGCTGCGTCATCCTGGCGTCCTGCATCTTCGCGATCGTCCCGAGCCGTGCCATGGCGTAGTCGCCGTTCGCGGCGAAATTCGCGTACTGCTGGTTCGTGTCCCGAACCAGTGAGCCCGCGCCGATGTTCGCGCCCGCGGACTGTGCCCGAGCCGACTGGGAGAGCGAGCTGCTCGCCATCATCGCCATGACGTTCGTCGCGGTCGCCGCAGCGGACAGGGCCGCATCACCTGCCCCGGACACGATCGCGCCGGCCGCATTCCGCCCGCTCGCCCCGATGAGATCGCCGCCCGCACCGAGGATCCCGAGCCCGACCGTCTGCCGAACGCCGATATCCGTCTGTCCGGCCTGCGCGTTGTTCGCGATGTTCGCCTGGTTCGCGATGTTCGACAGGCCGGCGTTCGCCACGTCCGCGCCGGCCTGCGCGCCCGCGATCGCCCGCTGCTGATCCCACGCCGCGTTCGTGAACGCGAAGTTCAGCGAATTCCGGTTCGATGCGAGGAACGACAACGCCATGTTGTTGACGAGCGCGAACGTCGGGAAGCTCGAGATCGTGACCGCGAGATCCAGGTATTCGCCGTAGTCGTCCCACCCGGCGTCCGTCTCCGTCTCGGTCGCCGCGTTCCGGGTCTCCGCGTCCGCGTTGTAGCGGAGCGGATGCATCACGACCCGCTGCCCGGGCGGAACGAACGCGGACAGCTCCCGGACGGTCGCGTCCGGGTCCTGCCACATCTCCGGCTTCAAGACCGCGGGGGACCCGCTCCACGTGGTGAGCTCGATCAGCATGTACGGGAACGTGAGAAACTTCTTCAGCGCCGCATACCGGGTGCCGAGGATGTTGCCGATGAACGACTTGTCCCGCCATGCCGGCAGCGCGGCCGTCGAACGCGGCGACGGGCTCTGTGTCGGCACCTTGTAGAGCGTCTGCCCGTTCACGGTGACGGTCTGCTCCGTCATGCCCGGGTAGTAGCGGGTGAACGGCGGGATCGCGGTGATCGAAATGATCGACTGGCCGATCCACGGCGACGTCGCGATCGACTCCATGAACGCGATGAAGTCGCCTTCCGTCTTGAAGTAGTACCAGGACGGGCCGGACGGGGTGGACTGAAAGAAGGTGGGCGGCGCGGACTGGATCAACGGGCCGCCGTTGCTGTCCGTCGGAGAGACGGTGAGGTCCGCGGTCGAACAGATCAGCACCCACGGGGTGTCCGCGCTCCCGTCCCCCGGGTTGAGGATCGAGTTCGTCTCCACATGCACGGTCCGGTACTCGCCACCGAGGTCGAACCCTTCCAGCTCGGTGAGGTAGTCGCGGCCGTACCCGTTGAACGCGTTCTGGTTCGCGATCCCGATATGGCCCCGCTCCACATAGGACGGCCCGAACGCCACATCGAACCCGAACGTCTGCCACACGTCGAGCTGCT